TGCCCAGCATTTTGATACGATAGTTGTAGGTACGTTCGCTTTCGGCGAGGTAATGGGCAAAATTTTTCATATCAGGTTCCTGTAACATATTTATTCTTTTTTATCTTTTTGATCTTTGCTGGCCAACAACCGATCCAGCAAGTCATTGCGACTCAGCACCATGCCCTGTGCTGTCGGCATGGCTTCGCCGTCGCCGGCTTCTGCGGCCTTGGCATCTATCATGGCTTGTTGTTGGTTCAGTCGCATTTTCTTCAACTGTAGATCAATCATTTTGAGCTTTTTGTCCATCTTGGCAGTTTTTGCTGTGATGGCATGTCCCAACATGTTGCTGGCTACTGAGAAGATTTCGCTGGCAAATCTTGAGTCCACTTGCATGCCAAGATCCATGAGATCATTGTAACTGCTTTTGGCTGATTCGGCCAGGCTGTCCATTTCTTCGTCATTGGCTTCCAGTCCACGCACTCCGGGCAAGGCAGCATCAATTTTGTCTATGGTGTCGTCTAGGGTTTGCAGTTGACTGCGCAGGTCTTCTGCAGGGGGTGTGCCAGCATCGGCCACAGGGGCGTCTTCGGATGGGGGTAATTCAAAAAGTTCTTCGAGTTTGCGGGTCATGCCCTATTTAGTGGTCAAGCACGACCGTTGTGAAACATATCGTTCTCAGTGATAACTCTAAAAGTTAGGCCGTTTTTTCTGGCCCATTTGGTAGCAGCGTCCCATTTGGCATAATTGATGGCTACCACAGCACGATCTCTGCTGTTCATTTTTGACTCGATCACGCTTTGACTTTTGGGTTTTATTTCAATTAACTCTGCTCGCATGGTATTGTCCCTGTTGCGATAAGTGATTAGAAAGTCTGGAATATACTGTGTGACCTTGCCTGTTATGGGATGGCGATAAGGGATAGCAATACTCTCACTTGCCCACTGCAACACATGATCATTGGTATCGCAGAACTTCATAAAACTCAATTCCCATCCTGATCTGTAACGCGGTGTGCCATTGCCCGCATACTTTTCACGATTGATTATGACATAGTTGCCTTGCGCCCAGCGACTCATAACAACACGTTTCTGGCCTGATAGACGTTGGGTACCACCGCAACCCCCACACCCAACAGTGTGGCAGCACTGCGAATGGCATTGAGGTAGTAGGCTAGGCTGGCACTGAGATTGATGCCGTTCTGACCTTTGAACTCGTCCAGCAAGGTCAAGGGCGATATACCAGTGGTTTCTGCCACTCTGAACAAACTCACAGTGAAGTTGCCAGCAGCCTGTCGGGTGCTCATTGTGCTTAAAAAATAACTGTAAACTATGTCGTACTCCGCTGCGGGCACATTGGTGTCATAGGCGTAGAAGTTGTCAAACACTCTCACAGTCAAATCTACATTGGGGTTGGTATAATTTACAGTGCTCATCGTCTTGTATTTAATAACCTATTGGTCTCTGCCTGCGTTTGATTGGGCCCAGCGTTGTTTCTGTTGAATGTCTGTGTGGGGAAAATCCAACCGTCGGCCTTATTAGCCACTGCCTTGGTGGCAGCAGGCAAGCCTTGTTGCAACGTTTGTGTGCCTAGTGCCACAGCCTCACTCTTGGCAATGGCAGCAAGATTTTTGCCTTTGAATGTTTTGTCGAGTCTTGCGGCTTTTTGTGCAGCTCCGATCAGTCCCAATACACTTCCACTTTGTAAGTCGCCAATGATACCAGCACCTGTTTCCAGCAACCCACCTTGGCCAAATACTGTGGCGTTGGAGCCCGGTCTAGCAATGGGGCTGAGAGTTTTGTCATAGTGTGCATCTGTGGCAAAACCTTGAACATTGGGATCGCCGCCTGCTTGTGCTCGGCCCACTGCACCTGAATAGTATTTCACAGTTTCGTAAGCAATGGTCATTGAATTTTGCATGGTGCCGCCACCTTCAGCATAGTTGTACTGATCATGACTCCAACTGGTAATCAGCGGATTGATCAACACATACTCGGCAAATTTGCGTTGGTCCATGCCATAGATTCTGATGTCTCTAAAAAACGCAGGCTTGCCGCCGGCAACACCATTGGTTGATCCGTCGTTGAATGCTTCGCCAATGAATCCCCAGTCATTGACATTGCCCACACGTTCTTTGGCATAGATGTCTCTGGCATTGTAGCCAAAGCCTGCCTGACGCTGTGCATCAGCACCGTTACTGCCATTGGTATTGTTGGGGTCTAAGTAACGTTGCGAAGAATCTTTGTAGTAATAGTTCATGTAGTAGTACCACATTTTGCGAACCAAATCGCCACTGGTATCATGCAAGGTCACATTGATTGGATCGTAGTTGAGTTTTTTCTGAATGATTCTTTTGCGATTGTATTGATTCAGTGTTTCTGTTTCAATGTTGTACTTTGGCAAGTCAATGGTCTTTACTGCTAGGCTTAGATTGGCCTGGTCATCGTTGCCAAACGCACCTCGCAGGAAAGGTATCTGATCTGTGTTCAGTGTAAAACTAACATGGAAGAGAAACTTGTACCGAGGCTTGAGTTCGTAAGCGTTGGTGGTAAATGTACGGCTTGCGTGTTGGTAATCACGCAAGATGTTGTTGCCTAAGAAACCACTTTTTAAGTTGGCGCCAAAATTTGGATCTATACCTTTAAGAAAGTTTTGTCCAAAAAATGACATGTTTAGACACCTGCGCCGGTTACCGATCCAAATGCATCACGTAAAGATGCTCCAAGTGCAGTACCAACTCCAGTGCCTTCTGGTGTTTGGTTGGCGTTGTCGTACACAATGCTCATGGTAATTGATACTGGAGCATTTTCACTGTAGTTCAATGCGCCGTAGTCAGCACCAGCAAGATAGCAGCCATACAGTTCCCAAGTTTCAAGTACCACAGGAGTATTGGCACCGTTGCCACCGTCAAGGATTTCAACCTTGGTTGTGAACTTGTAGTCAATACCAGAAGCAGCAGAACTCATTTCTAAAAAGTCCATTTGTTTCTGTAGTTGCTCACCGACTAACTTGCTCACAGCACCTGATGCATCATCACGAATTTCGCATGAAGTAGGTGCCCATGAGTGCTTGCCAGCCAGTTTCAATGTTGAGTTGTAGATTGGTATTGCAATCTCTTCAAACGTCACGTTAGGTCTAGCAAAACTTATCACCTGTTTGGTCAATTCTGTTCTTGGTGTGCTTACACCAAAATTCTCAAACATCACTCTAAAGCGATATTTGAGCTTGGGCATCAACAGACCTTGTGTTGGCGAACTTTGATCGCTGGCTAACGGTACTGTCATTCTCTGTAATGATGAAACTGCCATTTGTTATATCTCCTGTTGTTTTTATTTACCTAATTTAATGACCGGTCAGACCGGTCATTTTCATCAAGCATTAAGTCCTGAAATCTCTCCAGTGTTCTTGATACGCAGGGGAATGTAAATAAATTCAACTGCTTTGACTGGTTCAATAGCAATGTCCACCCACAACTCATTGCGGTCAATACGTGCAGGAGTGTTGTTGCTCAAGTCGCACACTACCAAATAGTCATAAAGAGCACGTTTGGCCACAAGGTCAATCATCAAACTGTTCACGGTGTTGGTGATCTCATTGCGTGTGATCTGGTCATTGGGTTCAAACAAGTACAGTTTGCCAATCTCTTCTAGGCGTCCACGCAAGAAACAAATCAGTCGTGCAACGTTGATACGATCCAGTGCTGTAGTAGCACCTTGACGTGTCTTGTTACCAAAGTTTGTGATACCAATACCTGGAATAAAGGTAATCGGGTTGATGTTGTTTTCGTACAGTATGTCACGTACACTTTGTCCCACTGCCAACTGTACAAATTCGCCAGTTTGTGCATTGATGTAACCAATAGCATCAGCATTGTCTACCACACCACGGCGTGTGCCAGCAGGCGCCAACCATGGATAGCTCACTGCATCACTGCGCAGAATAGTACGTACCATCATGTGTGTTGGCGGTGCAACAACTGTGTTGCCACTCAAGTCTGTGGTCTGACAACTGGGATAAAACACAGCAGCATAAGCACTGCCAATGGTCAATCCATCATCTGTTGCCACACCAAGACCGTTGTTGTTGGTAGCATGTTCTACCAATGCATTACCTGTGTTTGGCAAGCGCAACGGTGTGTCTCCCACAACAAACAGTGTGTTGGCACGTTCGTT